CTGACAATAAAAATATTGCTGTTTGAGATAAAGCCCCTGCATGGGGCTTTTCGTTTTATATGGAGGTATATATTATGGCGTACAACGCACAAAACAAGACCGGTGCAAGGGTGGCTATCTATGTCAGGGTATCGACATTGCACCAGATAGACAGGGATTCTCTGCCTATGCAGAAGCAAGACCTGCTCGCATACGCAAAACTGATGTTGAATACAGATGATTGTGTCATATTTGAAGATGCCGGATATTCCGGTAAGAATACAGACCGTCCTAAATTTCAGGAAATGATGTCGCAAATGAGGGCTGGTGCCTTTACACATCTGCTTGTCTGGAAGATAGACCGTATCTCTCGTAATCTTCTGGACTTTGCGGAAATGTACGAAGAGCTTCAATCCCTGCGAGTAACTTTTGTCAGTAAAAATGAGCAGTTCGATACCTCAAATGCCATGGGCGAAGCTATGCTCAAAATTATTTTGGTGTTTGCGGAACTGGAACGGAATATGACATCGGAACGTGTTACCGCGACAATGATTTCAAGAGCTAACCAAGGACTTTGGAATGGCGGCAGGATTCCTTATGGATATGCCTACGATGCTGAAACTTCTGTGTTCTCCATCATCCAGGATGAAGCGGATATATGTCAGCTTATGAAAACAGACTATTTTGAGAATAAATCTATTGTTCATACTGCAAGGCTACTGAATGATAAGAAAATACCTACCCGGTCAGGTGCGCTTTGGTCCCCTACTGCGGTATGGAAAATACTGTCCAGTCCTTTTTACGCCGGTATTTACCGGTATAACCATTACAAGGGAACTGAAAACAGGACTGTCAATCCAGAAGATGAATGGGTGCTTGTCCCAGACCATCATCCTGCAATATTTACTTTGGAAGAACACGAAAAATTATGTAATATTCTTGATACGAATAAAAGAACCGCCAATCTACCAGGACAAAAACACCGAGCAAAAAATGTGTATGTGTTCTCAGGTATCCTTTATTGTGGAAAATGTGGCAGTAAGTTAGTTTCCACTCCTGGCAGATTGCAGGCAGATAATTTCCGCACTGCAACTTATTCATGCCCTAAAAAGAGAAAAACGCATGAGTGTGATAATCCATCTATAAATGATTTGATTGTTGGAGAATTTATCATAAATTATATTTTGAATATGCTCAATGCAAAAAGCTCTTTTTCCTCCATCAATTCCCCTGCGGAGCTTGAAGAGCGTTTGCTTTATGGTGGCTCATTCAAGGATGTGCAGCATATATCGGAAGATGGTCTGAATGAAT